AAATCAAGGCCGTTTTCTTTAACTTTAATCTTTCCGGACTGGATCAGCTCCATCTTTGCAACTTCGGTTCGAGTTTTAACCGATTCAGCAAGGCGGGCCATGTCGTCAAAAATGTAAGCCACAAGATTTTGCTGCTCAACATTTTTGGCAATCTGATCAACTCGCTCAGTCTGATTGATCTTTTCTTTGATCAGCATTTTTTCCATCGAAACCTTTTCAAAATCAGGTCTGATTCCAATTGCTGCCTCGGTATCGAAGGCATGAACCTTCGCCATTTTAGGGATCTGCCGTGGATCGGACAACCGGTAGAATTCGGCTTCCAGTGACGGGGTTTTAATATCCGGAAACAGTCGGTCGCCCAGATAATTACGGGTTACTGAAAGATTCTGCGAAAAATCAATCAGGTCTTTTTTACTTACAAGTTTTAATACATCCATTAGTCAATACTCCTTGTCGTTTCTTCCTCTGTATCAATGTACAGGCCATTGTTTTCAAGCGGTGTAATTGCCAAAGCATCGGGGGCGGTGTGCAGCCGGTTTCCCAATACCCGGCCAGCAATGATCAACGATCCGGCATGGGTGCCGTTTGTGACATCCACATCCTCAAACAGAATACCTTTGGCGGTTGCATCGTTGGCTGGCCAAACAGTCCCTGCTTTTACAATCTTCAATCCGTCAGCATCGGCAACAATGCCGGTATCCGGTACGTTTACCGATTTGGTGATTAATCCCACTTCACTGGCCAGAAAATTTGGCCGAGTCGTGGTTGTAGTAGTTTTTGTGTAACTCATTTTTAGTTACTCCTTTCTAATTCGTGGTGGGTGGGGCGAATTGTGCATTAAACTGCTGAGCATACATTGCCCCTGGGCTTAGATCTCCTGATCCGGGGTCTGAGTTTCCAGACTCTGCTGGTTTTGCACCTTTAATTTCCGTCGAAGCCTCGGATCCGAAGAGAATCTTAGAGCTTTCGTCCTCCATCAGTGTTTTAAGCTGATCCTCCATACCAAGCAGGCTCTCCCCGTCCAGTTTGATTGGAGTGATATCATAAAAGTGCAGTCCCAAATTGCAAGGAAATGAGGTAAAATAGAAAGAAAAAAGGACTGATAAATTATGAAAAAAGCATACAGCGCAGAA